GGGTGGTAAATCATAATCCTTTTCAACGGCATACGCCCGCTTACCGAGCTGCTCTAAGCGCTCGGCGACGATATCCGCAAAAGCTTTTTCGGCACGCTCCATGATTCGGTGAATTTACCGAACTTTGCGCGCCTTAACTATCGGTAATTCTACCGTCTTAACTATCGGTAAGGTTACGGATTGAGGTGAGCCGTGAACAAAACAATGCTGATCAGGCTTGGCGAGGCATACGGGCAGCACTGTGGATTGAAGCTATCCACCGTCTCAACCTACGCGGCGGGCGATGGGAAGTTTTTGGGCAGCCTGAAAGGCGCCGCTGGGTGCACAATGCGGCGCGCAGATCGTGTCTTGGCATGGTTCGACGAGCACTGGCCGTGCGACCTCGAATGGCCCGCCGACATTCCGCGTCCCTCCGGCAAATCGGAGGACGCCGCATGATCCACCCCACCCCCAACCCGGAGGATACCGCATGACCCACCCCGAACAGGGGCTGCCCGGGGCGCTGGATGCGCCCGGTGTGGCCGAAGACATCACGCGCATTCCGCAGGCCGATCGCGTCAAGCTGGCGATCCTGCTGGTGCGCGACGTGGAGGACGGGCGCTGCATCGGCGCGCTGAGCCGGCTGGCCGAGGAGGCTACCGCCGCCAGCAGCCGCATCCTGCGCCGCCAATTCGAACAGGAGTGCGGATGATGGGCATCAAGGATTTCGACACCGCCGAAGGCGTGCAGGCTGTCAGTCAGGACGCTGAGGGCGCTCCCGCGGGGGCTTGCGTTGTGGAAGGTCAATCCGGCGCAGCCAGAGCATGGGAATGCTTCCGGTCGCCAGGAGAAGCTCGAGCCTGGCTCGAAGCTGCATCGGAGCGAGAACTTCGGGAGATGGAAGAATGTCTGGGGCGCCGGGGTCCGGTATCCGCTGAGGCAGCCTGTTCCCGAGAACAGATAAACCTTGCGCTATGCGCCAGTGAAGCGCTCTGGCGCCGAGTGATCCGGTCAGTATCGGGAGGTCCGCAGCCGCAATATCGGTTTCGCGCTCCGGTATCAGGGCGAGGAAATCCGTCATGAAGGCGCGCCACTCATCCTCTCCGATGTCGGGCTCGCGCCTGGGTATCTCGTGCCCCGGAAGCACCGCCGCTTCGAGCGCGACGAGCTCATCATACAGCTCGGACCGCCAGAAGGCCCGGAGCGGGTGCTTCAGATCGGTGGCCAGGATGTTGTGCAAGCGTTCTTCGTTAGGCATCAGGAATTCCCTCCATCTGGTTGTTGGCGCTTCCGATGGTAGGGAACGCCCCGGCCGCACGCCACCACTCACGGAGCCCCGCGGCCGGGGCGGCTTCTTCCGGCGCGTGGCCCGGTATCTCGACAACAGCCTGCTGGGCGATGCGCTCGGCGCGGCGTCGCTCTTCATCTTGCTCTTCGCGGCGCTCTGGCTGCCGGAGGTGCTGCGATGATCCTGGAGGTGCGCAAGCACGGCTATGGCTGGGCCGTCTTCGAGGGTAGCAAGCCCGTAACGCCGGAGGTGTCGACCCGGCACCTGGCGGAGACCAAGCGCGACCGGATGGTGGCCGAGCGCCAGCGCCGCCCGCGCGACTGCCTGCGCTGCGGCGCGCAGTTCCTGTCGACCGGGCCGGGCCACCGCATGTGCAACCATTGCCGCCAGGTCGCGGGCGGTGTCGACCCGCAGATGGTGCCGTGATGCATGCCGCGCCGCTCACCTCCCCGCGCCTGCAGCGCGTGCTCGCCGTCCTGAAAGACGGGCGGCCGCACACGACGCGCCAGATCGTGCGCGCGGCCGGGGTGTGCGCGGTGAACAGCTGCATCGCCGAGCTGCGCCAGCACGGCGCGGAGATCACCTGCATGCGCGAGCGGCGCAAGGACCGGCTGATCTGCCGATACACGATGACGAAGGAGCCGAGGGACGCATGAGCGAGCCGCGATTGATCGAAACCCGAGAGCTGGACCCCGCCGAGATCGAGATGCAGGCGCGCAAGCGCGACGTGTCCGACGCCGCGGTGGAGAGCCTGATGGCGTCGATCACCGAGCTCGGCATCGTCAAGGACGAGATCATCGTGCGCCGCGTCAAGCGGTCGGGCGCGCTGCGGCTGGTGGCGGGCGCGCACCGGCTGGAGGCATGCCGGCGACTGGAACGCCCGGTTCCGGCCAAGGTGTTCGAGTGCACGGATGCCTGGGCCGAGCTCATGGAGATCGACGACAACATTGCCGGCGGCGAGCTGACGATCCTCGACACGGCTGTTTTTCTCGCGCACCGCAAGCGCATCTACGAGGATATCCACCCGGAGGCGAAGCGGGGATATGCTGGCGGGAAAGCGCGCCACGATCAGCTAACTGACAATGTGTCAGTTAGCAGCTTTGCCGCCGCCACCGCCGAGAAGCTCGGCGTCTCCGAGCGCAAGGTATACCGGCTGCTGGCGGTGGGCACCGCGCTCGATCCGAAGGATATCCGGCTTCTGCGCGCCGCGCCGCAGCCGGTACAGATGAGCGACCTGCAGCACATCGCGAAGATCGGCGAGCCGGCCGAGCGGTATTTCGTGTGCGAGGCGCTCGGCACGGGCCGCGCGAAGAAGGCGGCGGAGGCCCGCAAGGCATACCGCCAGGGCGACATGGACGCGCCCGCCGCGGACCCCGTTGAAGAGGGGTTTCAAGGGTTGATGAAGGCATGGACGCGCGCGCCGATGGCGGCGCGCCGCCGGTTCCTCGATCACATGTCGGGGGATATCGAGCAGATGGGGTGGGATCGCGATGAGTGAGCGCCACCCCGATCGCGAATGGTGGACCGCCGCCGAGTTGGCCGAGGCCGCGCTGCCGGACCTTCCCGCTAGCCGGCAGGGCGTCGAGCTGACCGCCAAGCGGCAGGGGTGGCGGCAGGCGCCGGGTGCGGCGCGGCGGCGCAAGAGCCGCGGCGGCGGGTGGGAGTATCACTGGACACTGCTGCCGAGCCGGGCGCAGCAGGCGCTGCTGGCGCAATCGACCCCGAAGGCCGGGGCGCCCGCACCGGCACCCTTGGGCCGCGACGCGCTCTGGGCGCGGTTCGAGCGCCTGTCCGAGCGCCAGAAGCAGAAGGCGCAGCGCGCCCTGGATGCCGTGCAGACGGTGGAGGCGCTGGAGCGCGGCGGCATGACGCGCGATCTGGCCTGCCACCAGGTGGCGCGCCAGTTCGGCTGCAGCGCGCGCACGGTCTGGAACTGGCTGGGTCGGATCGAGGGGGTGCGCAGCGACGACCGGCTGCCCCACCTGGCGCCCCGCCACGGCACGGCCGCGCGCGGCGAGACATCGGCCGAGTGCGACCCGGAGTTCTGGGAAGTGCTCAAGGCCGATTACCTGCGCCTCGAGCAGCCGAGCTTCTCGGCGTGCTACCGCCGCGCGGTGCGCATCGCGAAATCAGAAGGCTGGGCCACGCTGCCCGAGCGCACCATGCGCCGCCGGCTGGATGCGGAGGTTCCCGAAACCACGATCGTGCTCTGCCGCCAGGGCGTCGAGGCGCTCAAGCGGCTCTACCCGTCGCAGATCAGGGACCGCACCGCGCTGCACGCCATGGAGGCGGTCAACGCTGACTATCATCGCGTCGACGTCTTCGTGCGCTGGCCGCGCTACGAGGGCGACAATGAGTGCGAGATCGTCCGGCCTCAGCTGGTCGCGTTCCAGGATATCTATTCGGGGCGCATCGTGAGCTGGCGCGTCGACCGGACGCCGAACAAGGTCGGCGTGAGCCTCGCGCTGGGCGACATGATCGAGCGCTTCGGCATCCCCGAGCACATCCTCCTCGATAACGGTCGCGAGTTCGCCAACAAGTTCCTCACCGGGCAGGTGCCGACGCGCTATCGCTTCAAGGTCAAGGACGACGACATCCCCGGCATCCTCAAGACGCTGGGCTGCGAGGTCCATTGGGCCACGCCCTATAGCGGGCAGTCCAAGCCGATCGAGCGCGCCTTCCGCGACTTCTGCGACGACATCTCCAAGGATCCGCGCCTCGCCGGGGCCTATACCGGCAACCGGCCCGACGCGAAGCCGGAGAACTACGGCAACCGCGCGATCCCGCTCGAGGACTTCCTCGCGGTGCTGGCCGAGGGGATCGAGGAGCACAACGCGCGCCCCGGGCGGCGCGGCCAGACCACCCAGGGGCGGAGCCTGCTGGAGACCTTCGAGGACAGCTACGCGACCG